GATCGTGACCTCGAATGAGTTCCGTTCGTTCATGGGCATCAAGCCTTCTATGGACCCGAAGGCGGATGAGCTGTGGAACAGCAACATGCCACGTCCGGCTGATGCACCAACGGTAGCCGATCCTTCGGCTGCTCCACCGGACGATCCTGAGACGTCCTCGATGCTGGACGATCTGGATTCTCAACTCGCTGATCTGGAGGGCACTTTGGGGGTGACGTCGAATGCTGAGAGCGGATGACCTCATCCTTCAGCACGGCTCTCGTCCATATGACCCTCAGAAGCGGCACGAGTACTACATACGAACTCGTCAGCTCAAGGGAAAGCAGCGAGCCGCTCCACCATCTCCGTCGGCCCGTCCTTCAACGGGCGGCAGGCCCGACACCAACCAGGGTTCGTCCTCGAGCCCGGGACCGAAGGGCCACGGTGGCCGGCCACAGCACCATGAGGGGCCGTCCAACCAGGAGAAGGTCAAGGCCTTGCAACAGAGGCTCAGCAGCCTGCAAGTCGTGCTGTATGAGTTGGTCCGGCAGGCCAAGATGCGTAGTGGTGTAGAAGTGAAGCCCAAAAGTGAAAGCCCGTCTACATCTACCACTACCGAGAGCAAGACAAAGTCAAGCTCTTCGAAGAAGGATACTCCTGATAAGCCGAAGACTGCTGCAGAGAAGCGGGATGACGCTAAGCGACAGAAGGAGTATCGGGAGAAGCAGCAACGAGAGCATCCGAAGCCGGCTCAGCAAGTGGAAAATCTGCACAAGCAGATCGCTGACACCAAGGATCGGATCCAAAAGATGCGAAAGACTCTTGCCTCGGCAAGGAATAGATCAGGACCAAAGGTCGAATCGGCAGGCTCCGTCGGGGCTAGCTTACCAAAAACCAAGTGAGAAAGGAGATCTGTCAAAATGGAACCGGATTTCAGCGGTTACGCCACGAAGGCAAATCTCAAGTGCTCCGACGGACGGACCATCATGCCGGAGGCTTTCCAGCACATGGATGGCGTGAAGGTCCCGCTCGTCTGGCAGCACGGCCACAACGACATCAACAACCTTCTGGGCCACGCCATCCTCGAGGCGCGGAAGGACGGTGTCTACTGCAAGGCCTACTTCAACAGCAGCGAGCCCGGTCGGATCGCGAAGGCGGCCGTCGAGCACGGTGACGTCGACTCTCTGTCGATCTACGCCAACAAGCTGCTCGAGCGAGGCAAGCAGGTCTTCCACGGCATGATCAAGGAGGTCAGCCTCGTCCTTTCGGGTGCCAACCCTGGCGCTCGGATCGACAACGTCCGAATCGCACACAGCGAGAACGACATCGAGACCCTCGAGGACGAGGCTCTGATTCGTTCGGGCGAGATCCTCGTTCACGGTGAGAACGGTGCGCCCGTTACCGCCAAGACCGAGGAGCAGACTTCCGTGGAGCACGCCGAGGGCGACCCCACCGAGGAGACGCTTCAGGACGTGTACAACAGCATGTCTCCGAAGCAGCAGGACGTCGTCGACTACCTGGTCGGCGTCGCCTACGAGGAGGGCAAGTCCGGTGGGACCGCCCAGCACTCGGATGACGACTCGGAGGGTTCTGAGGAGTCGAGCGAAGAGGGCGAGTCCAGCGAGGAGGGTTCCGAGAGCGGCTCTGAGGAGAGTGGTTCGGAGGAGAACTCTGAGGGCGAGTCCAGCGAGGAAGGTTCCGAGGAGAACAGCTCCGAGGACGGAAACGAAGGCACTGCGGAGCACTCCGCGATCGAACAGGAAGGCACCAACATGACGACCCGCAATGTGTTCGAGGACGCTGGCACGCAGCAGAGCGGCCCCACTCTCACGCACAGCCAGATCACTCAGATCTGGAAGGACGCCCAGAAGCCCGGCATGACGTTCAAGGAGTCTCTCCTGATGCACGCCGACGAGTACGGGATCACCGACATCAACATGCTGTTCCCGGACGCCAAGACCGTCACCCAGGCCCCGGAGTTCATCTCCCGGCGCATGGAGTGGGTGGCCTCGGTTCTCGACGGGACCAAGCACCTCCCCTTCGCCAAGGTGAAGTCGGTCTTCGCCGACATCACGGAGCCCGAGGCGCGAGCCAAGGGTTACATCAAGGGCAACCGGAAGAAGGAAGAGGTCTTCAAGCTCCTGAAGCGGACCACCGGCCCGGCGACCATCTACAAGAAGCAGAAGCTGGACCGGGACGACATCCTGGACATCACCGACTTCGACGTGGTGAACTGGCTGAAGGCCGAGATGCGTCTGATGATCGAGGAGGAGCTCGCGCGCGCGATCCTCGTCGGCGACGGTCGCTCGTTCTCGGACGAGGACAAGGTCAAGGACCCGGAGGGTGCTGCTGCCGGTGACGGCATCCGGTCGATCCTGCACGACGACGACCTCTACGCCATCAAGAAGGAGCTCGCGAGCAACGTCACTCCGAAGGACGCGGTCAAGCAGATCATCCGCGCCACGGACGAGTACCGGGGCACCGGCACGCCGGTCATGTACACCTCCCGGGGCAACCTCACCGAGCTCCTGCTCGACGAGGACCGCTTCGGTCGGCCGATGTACGCGACCAAGCAGGCGCTGGCGGACAAGCTCGGCGTTCGGGACATCATCCCCGTCGACGTGTTCGCGGAGTACGACGGTCTCTACGCGATCATCGTGTCGCTGCAGGACTACTCGATCGGTACCAACCGCGGTGGCGAGCTGACCTCGTTCGAGGACTTCGACATCGACTTCAACCAGAACAAGTACCTGCAGGAGACCCGCCTCTCCGGTGGTCTGACGAAGCCGTTCTCGGCGATCGTCATCACCCAGGCGGTGGGCACGCCGGTCACGCCGACCGCTCCGTCCTTCGACGGTGACACCAACACCATCACGATCCCGACGGTGACCGGTGTCACCTACCTGATCGACGAGGAGCCGGTGACGGGCGACGTGGTGATCGACGAGCCGACGGAGGTCGTTGCGACGGCCAACAACGGCTACCACATCCCGGTCGGCAGCACGCGCGACTGGACCTACACTCCCGGAGCCTGATTCTAGGGAGGGAAGGGGTGTCTGATGGCAAAGTCTCTCGTAGCTGTCGGATATTCACACACCGTTCGGACGACCAAGGGTGTCGCCCAGGAGGTCATCACCGAAAAGCCCGCCTATGCGGACATATTTCGGAGTCAGATCATCCCAGGCGCGGCAGACTCGGTCAACACGGATCTCACTGTGAACAATTCGGTCAGCTTCGTCGCTGATGCGTATGCGAGTGCGAACGTCTTTGCCATCCGATACGTAGACTGGGCGGGGACCGTCTGGAAGGTTGCTGAGGCGACTGTCCAGGGTCCCCGCCTAGTGCTTCGGCTCGCCGGTGTCTACACCGGTAAGCGTCCGCAGGCAGGTGTTACCCCATGAGTCAAACCGTGGAGGAAGCACCTGCCTGGCGGGCGCCTGTCCAAGGCCTTCTTGAGGAGCTTCTCGGCTCCGATCAGGTCTGGTTCCAGGAGCCTGGCACGCAAGAGATGCAGTATCCCTGCATTGTCTACGATCTGGAGGACGTCGATGTCACACGCGCAGACAACATCGCTTACCTGAAGGCACAACGATGGTTGGTCACCGTGATGGACTGGGATCCTGACAGTCCCATCGCTCAAAAGCTCATCGACCTTCCGATGTGTTCCGTAAGTCGTTTCTACGCGGCTGACAATCTCAACCACTTCGCATTCGTCCTGTACTTCTGAAAGGAAAATCATGAGGCTCAACTGGGACAAGGTCGGTGAGCGGACTTTCGAGACTGGTGTCTCCAAGGGTGTGCTCTACATTCCCGACAACCTCGGCGTCTACGCGACTGGTGTGGCTTGGAACGGTCTGACGACCGTCACCGAGTCCCCTTCGGGCGCCGAGTCCAACAAGCAGTACGCCGACAACCAGGTCTACGTCAACCTGATCTCCGCCGAGGAGTTCAACGCGACGGTCGAGGCCCTCACCTACCCGGACGAGTTCGCTCAGTTCGATGGGTGGGCGCAGCCCGAGGCGGGCGTGTACGTCGGTCAGCAGTCCCGGCGGTCCTTCGGTCTGTCGTACCAGACGCTTCTGGGCAACGACCTGGACGGCCAGGCGCACGGCTACAAGATCCACCTGGTCTACGGCTGCACGGCGGCTCCCTCGGAGAAGGCCTACGCGACCGTCAACGACTCCCCGGAGGCCATGGGTCTCAGCTGGGACGTCTCGACCACTCCGGTGGCCTGGGCCGGCGGCAACCCCACCTCGCAGCTCGTCATCGATTCCACCAAGGTGGATGAGGACGCTCTCGCTGCCTTCGAGGAGATCCTCTACGGTCGGGATGCCGTCACCGGTCCGCCGGCTGTCTCCGCCCTCGTCCCGCGGCTTCCGCTGCCCGACGAGGTCGTCACGCTGCTCACCGCAGCCTGATCCACAGCAACAAATGATGGGGGACCAGAGAATGCTCACCATAAAAGTTTACCGTCCTGAAGCATTCAACAACGAAACGAATGAGTTCATTGTTGATGAAGAAGGAATCGAAATTACGTTAGAGCATTCTCTGGTCTCACTGTCAAAATGGGAGTCGAAGCACGAGAAGCCATTCCTAGGTCCGGACAAGAAGACACCGGAAGAGGTCTTGGACTACATCGTGGAGATGGTTCTCACCCCCAATCTTCCTCTGGAAGTGTTCACTTGGCTCACCGAGGAGAACCTGACAGAGATCAACGACTACATCAACGCGAAGCAGACGGCTACGTGGTTCAACGACAAGGCAAACGCCGGTAAGAAGTCTTCTGAGATCATTACCGCCGAGCTTGTCTACTACTGGATGGATGAGTTCCGAATCAACTGGGAAGCGCAGTACTGGCATCTCAATCGGCTGTTCACTCTGGTCAAGATCCACAGCGTCAAGCAGGCTCCTCCGAAGAAGAGGAGTCGCGCCGAGATCGCCGCGATGCATCGTGAAATCAACGCTCGTCGAAGGGCCGAACTCGGCACCAGCGGATAGCCCTACAGGAGGCCTCGAATGACACGACTCGTTTGGGACCAGCCAGGAAGCAGACTCTACGAAACCGGAGTCGACCGGGGCGTCCTGTATCCCAGGGACGCTGATGGAGTTCCCTGGAATGGTCTGGTATCGATCGAAGAGACACCGCAGGGTGGAGACATCGAAGCTCTCTACTATGACGGCGTGAAGTACATGGACGTCGTCGCCTACGAGGATTACCAGGCGACCCTCACGGCCTTCTCGGCTCCGGAGGAGTTTGGTCCTTGCGACGGAACGCAGAC